GGTGCGTCTAAACTAATAAGATCGTTTGCACTGCGTACCAACACTTCTTGAATTTCGTTAGTGCTCATGCCGTCGTAAAATTGAATATTTGCATTCATTTCAATTTGACTGCTACTAACTCCTGCTAGCTCTAAACAGGCGTGCTCAACAACTTTGTGTATTTTATCTATGTTGAGGTGTTCTTTTGTGCCGTCACGCTTGACGATCATTGTTCCATTTGACATTCTCTCTCCTAGTATTTTCTTATAATTGATATTTATTGCCTGTGCGGCATGCTGTAAATTTTCTGGTCTACCATCGTCGACGGTAATGCATCTACGGAAGTATATGTATCATTATAATATCCTATTGCGCATTTGTCTACCATTAATATATAATAATTAGTAGATTTATTGTAGTCTGTAATGATATGTATCTCAAAATTAGACCTATTAAAACGATCGGTTAACTGTAAGGAATAACACATTCCTAATACGCGAGAGAACTCGCAGTACTGGTTCTCTTGTATAAGTTGCCAAGGGTCTGGCCAGCTCTTTTGATCCCATGCATTAGTATGAATACTAACTGTTGGTGCGGTATTGTAGCAGTCGATAACATCTTGAATAGGGTCCTTCGACCGCTCAAGACTGTACCTGAAGGCAACCCAGGCTACTAGCCTTTGTTCATAGGTTTTGTCAAACATTACTCACCAGTAGCGTCGATTGTTGTTTTTCTATTTCTAATCTTAAATTCTAACTGGGTTAGATCGTCTACTGGCATAGTACTTGATAGTAATATATCGATAGTTTCGTTAACAGTATCGCCGTCAGCATCTTGTACTAAGGCACTAAATGCAATAGAAGTTTCGTAAGTTGATACACCTATATAATCGTATGCATCTGATACTGTTATAGTTTTGTCTATACCGTTAACTGTTAGTGTAGCTACACCGCTGCGTACTGCTGAATAATTTCTACTAGATAATACGTATTCAATTTCAAATTGTTGACTAGCAATATCTATTTCACCTGGAAGTCTAAAACGCTTTTGTGCAGATCCACTAGTGATACTGTTTAATACATGTAGTTCTCCGAAGACTGCAATAACAGCACCTTCAATTTCAGGAATGTATGCATAGTTGGTCCAGTATCCCGGAGTATATGATAGTACTGCTGTTCTTGAGAAGTAGTCACCTATAGACGAGTTTCCTGGAGTTTGATATTTAAGTATAGAATCAGTAGCTAAGTATTCTGCTGCACCTTCTGTACCTACCATAGTATAAAAGTTATTTTCACTGACGTTGCCTTTACCGTACTTTACCCAAGCAGCGTTTTTGTTAATATCATTAAATCTACAATTGGTCCAGACGTTGTTGTAAGGGCCAGTTTCTCTACCAGATCCTACTGCTATGTTTAATGATACAAGCTGTGTTGCAAATGCTAGTCCGTAAGACAGATTAGAGAACTCACAGTTAGTCCATGAGTTGTTGTGTATATCCCAATCACTTATAACTGCATAAGCAAATCCGTTAAGTGTACAATCTTCAAATACGTTATTCTTAGTTTCAACAGATCCACTTAGACTATTCATTTCAATTGCAACATCAGTAACTGCTACCGCGCCTCCACTAACCCAAGGTCCTGAAAACTTAATGTCTTTAAACACACTGTCTTTACAGTTATTGAGAATCAAGGCTTTGTTAGGAACTGTTGTTTCTAATGTCATACCTTCTAGTCTAATACGAGTTGGTTGGTTAATAGTTGTAGTGCTTGCATTACTTGCAGGAGTTCCAACTATGCTATCTCCATTAATCGTAGTGAACATGTTTACACTTGCTGTAAGTGTTCTAATAATAGTTTTATCTGCGCCGGCACCTACAAGTGTTGTGTATGGCGGAATGTAAATAGGGCCGTCAATTACATACTCACCTGGCTCAAGATGTAATATTACTCTACTAGCTGCACTACCTTTGATAGCATCATTTAAGTATAACTGATCAATAGCTGCTTGTAACCGTATAGTTGCAATTTGACTTGGCTGTCCAGTTAATCCAAAAGAACGAACACTTACTCTGTCGTCAAGTCTTGCTTGTAAACTTCTGCGTACTGGACTAGCAATGTCTCCGCCAGTTAATAAAAAAGCATCAGCTTCTCTATATGTATAACTATCAGCAAGAGTAAAGATGTTGTCGTACTGTGTCAATACTTTTGTATTGCCAACTGCCGGCGAACCTTCGGATACGCTGCCGTTTCCAATAAATAATTCTTGCGAGTCAACTGCCCAACCAAATTCACCCGAAGCTAATTGAGGTAGCCCGCTACCTGCGTTTTTTTGTCCTCTACGAATTTGTATTCGACTGATCTGAACTACTGCCATGACTATCTCCTATTATACATATTTATCGAATTAACTGTTCTGTTCGTAGTATGTATATACTCTATTGTACCATTCATTACGCCACTCGGCATACTCATGTGGCCATACATCAAACTGCTGATATGTCTCTCCACCGAGATCTGAGCCATGGTCACCTCGGCTACACATAAAGATATGTCCTTCGCGAATATTAGTTCCAAACATTTCGTTGTGTGCTTCGGCATAGGCTACTAGTTGCAAGAAGTAGTTCTGTACATACTCTAACTTCTTAGGCTTATTTGTTTGCTTGAAGTCAAGAATGCAAGGTTGGCCTTTATACTGTCCAACTAAGTCAGTAGTACCGGCATACATCTGCGGAACATAAAGAGCAACTTCGCTGCCCCAAATCTCATCAACATCTACCATTGCGTTGTCACGCACCTGAACTGCCATTGCGTGTGCTTTGATTGCAAACGGGTTACTACCAGGAGTAGGCCATTCGCCGGTATCTACATAGTCTTCAAGATATTTGTGCATACGTGTACCAACACCGGCAGCTTCTGTTGTAATTTCTTGTGCTTTTACATCACCTACACGTCTGCGCCAAGCGATGAGTCCGGTCTTGTCACTAGTTGCATCAAGGATAGTTGTAACACTAGCAACAGCGTCGCCGTCAGGTGTCATGTATTTGCGTTTGCCGTCTACTTCTTTGCGTGATATTGGTTGATAATCGTATTTTTTAGTTATCAGACTCATCTCGAACCTCCCGGATTGGGATCATATTTTCTATTTCCCATGCCTCTTGCCCGAAAGGATCGTTGTTCATATAATAAGGATTTACATCACTATATCCGTTATCGGCATCTACACTTTGTACTTCGGGTACAAATTGTTTAATCATACTTTCAACACCGTGTTTTAGTGTTGCTGTTGATCCTGCACATCCGCTGCATGCGCCTTGTAGTTCTAACTGCAAATGTCCATCTAGATATGATGTAAACTCAATGTTGCCTCCGTGCTCTGCAACACTAGGTTTTACATGTGATTCGATTAGTTCTTTAATTTGTGTGATGATTTCTTCATCAGTTCTTTGTGTCATAGATATACTCCATATGTTATACGTAGTGTAGCATACAAATATTACAATGTCAAGAAGTTTTTAAAGTTTGTCGCCTATGTCAGTTGCTGACTTGGCCATTTTGGCAACTGTGTTGCTGCCAGCAGTATCACCTTGTGGTGTATCTGTTGCTTGTTTCTTAGTTTTTGGCTCAATACCTTTTTCACTAAAATTTTGGACCATTGCTTTTAATCTTGGATCTGTATCGTATGCTGCTTTAAATGTGCCGTAATCAAATTGCTCTGCACCAACGTTTTGCATAAGTTTATTAAGATCAAGATTCTTTGCATCTGATCTAATATCATTTACTGTTGGTTTGTTGAAATGTAAGAAAACGGAGACGCCTTTTTGATCAGCGTCTCCAATAACAGTTCTTAATACTTGTACTAACTTTAGTGAGGTAGATGCTTGGGGTTCACCTGCTTCATAAAGTTCAAATATTTTCATCTTATTTACTAGTCTTACTTAAAATTGATCCTAGTCTACGTGATGTTTCAATTATTTTCTTTTTAGCATAGGTACGTGACTCACGACGCTCACGTCCTGCTTCTGCTTCGCCGCCAGCAGCTGGAGCTGCTGCTGCAAAATCGTCTGTATCTACAGTTGGTTCCATATCTTCAGCACCTGGTACTGGCTCTTCATCTGGTAGCTCTGCGCCCATATCCATCGCTGGTGCTTCACCTTCGCCAGTTAGCATGCCAACACCGCCTGTTAATGCAATACGTGTTGTTTCCATTGTTGCGTACAGTTGCTCTAGTGCAGGCTTAACTGAATTAGTAAATGCTTCTGATTGCTGGACACCCATTTCGTCGCGGATAGCATCAGCTAGTTCTAGCATTGATTCAGTTTGCATTTCAGCAGTGTCTTCCATCCAACCAGTTAAACGGTCAACCATATCTTTAGCTGCCATAATTAATTCTGCGTTGTCTTCTGCGCCTTCTTTGAGTATTGATGCAAAGTAAGTGTCTATAATAGTTTTACCTTCGTCTACCTTTTTAGCAAATGGATTTACACCTTTTTTAGGCTTGTTACCTTTTGCGTCTTTAGCAGCTTTCTTCATTGGTTCTTTCTTGTCACCGTCTTTGTCTAAGTCAAGGAAGTCCGGCTTACTTTCATCAACTGGCTTGTCAGTAGCTCCATCCGCCGGCGCTTTGCCTTTTTTCTTATCTAACATCTTTTGGAACGCCGCTTTTTGTGCTGCTGTTTGTGCTTCTGAAATATCAGAACGCTCACTAATAGCAGCATTTAGAACATCAAGGAAAAGTTTGTTTTTGCTGTATGTTCTATTCTGCGATAGCCCACTGAAACTTTCATTTGTTTCAATATCAAATTGCTTTGTACGCATTTTGTTTCTTGCATCTTGTAGCTGTTCTAATGTAAACGAATCTACATTAATCGTTGTGCCAAATTTCTTTGCCATTGTTTCGTTTAGTGTTTTTGACGTCAATGGTTTATTCATATCTCTAATGTTCATGTTACTCTTCCCCAAGTAGTTTAATTATAGTTATTTATGCGTTTTATCTGAATATAATGCTATCAAGCGCCGACTTAGCATTAGCAGTTCTTGCCTTTGCAATTTCTAATCTAGTTAATATTACATCTTTTTTAAATTCGTCTTTGGTTGTTTTAATTGTATTTGTAAAGAACAATGCATCCATATAATTCTTTTGAATGGTTTTATCTAAATCCATTACTATACTTATATTGTTAGTACCTTTAGACAAACTCTTAGCAAGAGCAAGTGCTGCTGTTTTACTAAAAGTAATCGCAACCTGTTTATTTTCTTGACAGTTATATATCAAAAATCCTTTTTTGCTGTCTCTTACAACCATTTTACCAATACGGATACTGTTACCCTTTTGATAGGGAAACAAACTAGGATCTAGTTTATCTTCTATTAGATGTTGTAATTCTTTAAGTAATGTTGTGTTTGTCATTTCTCGCAACCATTATAACGTTATTTGATCGTATTTTACTTACCAAACTCTTGCGTATAAGGTTGTTCATTATGACTTGCTGTCTTTCAGTAAGACTGGACATAGGAGTAGGAGCGGAAAGATTCTCAAGCTCGACTTTCTCCTCATTGGTCATAAAGATTTTGAAATCTGTTAATAGCTCGTTTATTTTCATCTAACTGAAGCTAACTGTTGTTGCAAGGCTTTTAATTGATCTTGCGTTTGTTTAATTTGTGTTTGCAACTGTTGCTTCTGCTGTTGCTTCTGCTGATTCATTTGCTGTTGTTGTTTTGCTGCATCTGCAGGATTTGCGGTTGGAGCTGCTACGTTACCGTTGCCAGGTGTCTTTTGTCCTGGAACTGCTGGTTGTCCTGGAACTGCCGGAGGAGTCATTCCCATTTGTTGATCTAATTCAAAAATTTTCATAGTTTCTTTCTTCCTCTGCTTCTCGGCTTATTCATTGATTTTACACGTCTTGACACAGAATTAGTTGCTTTTGTGATACCTGCTTTACGTGTCATCATTCCGCCTTGACGTTTTTTAGTTAATGATAATGATTTACTCTTTTGTATATTTATTGGAGCATTACATGCTGCAGGACTTGCACGAACTTGTCCTTTTCGTGGGCCACTAGTGCATCTAAACTTTAGACTTTGAGATGCTCCAGATTTTGCATATGCTCTAGTAGCTTCTATTACAAATTCGGCTGCTTTCATTTGTTCAGGCCTTTTGATAACCTAATACTTGCTGGATTTGTACGCTTAGTCTTCTTTGCTTTGCGTGCCATCTTCTTGCCTAAGCGTGCTCTAGTGCGTTTCATTAATGCTCGTTGTTTAACATCAATTGGAGCAAAACACTGTGTAGGTTCTGCCACAATACGACCATTACGAGTGCCGCCTGTACATCTGTACTTGCGCACAAGACTTGTTCCCTTGCGGGCCCATACTTGTTTTTCTTCTAGTGGTTTTGTAAACTCTCTTAATAACATATAGTTATTTATCGAGAGCGGAAGGTTACTGCATTAAAATTACAATAACGATGGATAGTAAACTGGCAACTACTGTGCCTGCTGTGCCGATTAGCACTTTTGTGATTGACTTCTGACCGTTGATCATATCGTCATGTATATTGTCGATTTTTGTTTCGACTTTGCCTAGGCGACCTTCTAATGCTTCGTAGCGTATTGCACATAAGTCAACGTGTGCTTCAAGGTTCGTTCTCTCTAATTCAGTAGTAACTGACATCTTATTCTCCGTAAAAACCTACACTCTGTAGGGTAAAGTAAACTCTTAGTTAGCCTTTGTTATGTTTGTAAGATGCCTGTTAGCTTAATTTAAGCTACAAATGTATTTATCATTCTTCAATGATTTTAAACACTATATTAGTGTCATTTGGGTGATTGGTACGGAATATATTGTTATTGATTTTAGCAGTCTCGTCAAGCTCTGTAATAATAGGAACAAGGTCAAAGTCTGACATTAACATGTCTAATGTTAATGCATCTTCGTACTCGACTTCAAATGCAAACTCCCAGTAACGTTGTTTTCCTTTTGTGTTTGATCCAAATCCAAACTTGTCAATGTTGCTTACTTGCGAGCTACAACTAATAGGATTTATATTAACTCTGAGTCCAATAGTTTGTACTAAGGTATAATAGTTTGCTTGTTGATTAATAAGTCGCTTGTCGTCGCCGCGCCGGGCATTGGATTCTGTAATGTCAACAACTGTGGTTAATGTAAATTTCATACTGTATTTACAGCCATAAAAAAAGGGCCCACTTAAAAGTGAGCCCAGTGTGCCGAAGCACGGTTCCTAAGGTAGTTAGGATTTATGCTGCGTTGAATGTACTCAATGTACGTACAACTACGGTTGCTGCTGCAAGATTAACACCGTCTACTGTGCCTAGGGCTTGTAGACGACGTGTCATACCAGCTGCATCAACTGCGTGGCCGTCGACGATTGCAAAAATCTTACCAGCTGTGCCAGTTGATTCATACATTAGTGGTGAAAACTCTCTAACGATAGTTTCAACTGCTCCGCCGATACCGTCTTTTGCTGTTAGGTCAACACCTGCATCGATTTCGATTGCAATGATTTGTGCTGTAGCATATGCTACGCTGTGGTCGAAACCTGTGCCGTTTACTCTTGTGAACTCTGCCATTTTATATTCTCCTATGATCTAATGGACCTTCACACTCTGTGAAGTTCTTGTAATGTATTTAGCCTCTAAGACAAAAATATTGTTCTTAGCCTCTTTTTTGAGCTCTTTTGTGTAACACTCTTAGTAATTGCACAAAACCTGGACCTGCTGATACAATGTCATCTAGCATTTCAATAGCAGGCTGCATTCCTTTAACATACGTTGCTGGTATGTTCTTACCTTCTTTAGCAAGTTCTAAAAATAACCTTACTCGCATTAGATTCTCAGCACCAACAATAAGTCTGTAGTTGATTATGTTTCTACTTTCAACTCTTTTAGCAATTCTGTCAAATGCAGCTTCGTTTATATAAACACTGTCAGCAGCATCAGAAATATCATGCCCGCCTTCCATGATCGCCCATTCACGAGCTGTATATCGCGGTTCATCTAAAATTTTTAAATCTTCTAGAAACTTGTCTACATCTTCGTCAGTGATGAGAGTAGACTCGTTTACAATTGCTCTAATAAAATCCATTATGCTCTTTTAGCTCTTGCTGCTTTTATTGCGCGACTTGCGTATTTGTCTGCTCGCATTGCATTTTTCCCGTCATCTGACGGATCAGCAAACTCATCAGGATCAGTATCGCTTTGATCAGTATCGTCTAGGCCACCTTGTTTATGATCTTTAGTTAACGCTGATTGCTGACTTTGTATTTTGTCTGCATAAGCCAATAGTTTTTTAATAACTTCGGGACTAACTCCGGCTTTCTTTACAACATCTGCTAGATTCTTTGGTCCAAACAATGTACCAAAATCTGTTAGAGAACTACCAACTCGTGACATAGTATTTGATAATGCATCGTCTTTGGTTGACGCTGCTTGACTCATTAGTATACGTCCGAAGTCTGCTAATTTACGCTGTTGTGGCGTCATTTCAAAATTAGCTTCGGCTAATATTTCATTCATTTTCATAATTGCAATTCCTTATCTTTGTACGGCTCTATTGGCTCTTGTAAAAAATTCTCTAGGTACTAATTTAACGTCACCGTCTGGATGTGCTAGTACGTATCCTTCGCCACCAGCGCCGTGCCCTGGTATGTTTGCTTTTACGGTTGCATCGTGTGCATCAAATTGAGCAATCACTTTGTCCTTGATCTGCATGATACCTGACACTACTTGCCATATTGCATCAAACCCTGCTTGATTATTTTGTATGTGCGTTGCAATGTTCTTTTGTTTGTTCGGCGATAGTTTAGAACTTGCCATCCAGTCAAAGAAGTCTGAGCCTAAGTTTTCTAAACCTGTATCAACTTTACCGTTAGTATATGCATAAAGCACTTTTGCAAAGTCTGATATTTTTAATTCTGTTAGTGCTGCAATATCCAACAGTTTATCAATTGCACCTGCATTCTTAGCAACTGCTGCTTTAAGTTGATTAATATCTTCGTCTTCAATCTCTGGTGATTTTTGTACAGTCACGGATGGAAATATTAATACATCATTGCCCTGGAAGTCTATGCCTTGTGGTACTGCACTTTCGTTGCCATCTTCGTCAATAAGTCTGTGTACAACTACTCCAGTTATACTAGACCCAATACGTTTACCTAGGTCGCTGCTAATATCAACTGCATACTCTACTATGTTCGGCTTGAACACAAAGTTCTTATCTTTTACTGGCGGAGTGTTATAATATAACAGATCACCTTTTAAGTAACCGCGGAAGTCTGTTGGAGTTGCACGTTCGTACAAATCAAAGATGCCTCGCATGTTACCTGCAAAAGAAACATATCCCGGATTCTCTCTGTTCTTACCACCACTACGGTTTAAGAACATTTGTTCTAGGTCGTCGCCGCTTTTACTCTTACCGTCGTAACCCTTTGCGCTAAAGCCGCTTTTGTCTGTGAGTACAAACTCGCCGTCAGTGTTGCGGCCAAAGATAATAGCAGGACTGCCATCCCATTTAATAGTAACATTTGTGTGCTTCCCTTGTTCTAAACTCTTAAGGCTTTCTAATGCACGAATTGCTCCGCGGCTACCTTCCCAGAACACAATGTCTTCTGCGTGGTCAATGCGAGCACCTTCTTTAAGGTATACACGACTTTCAACTAGTTTAATATCACGGTATCTCATCTGTTAAATGCTCCTGAACTCATAACAACACTGTTCAATGGTGCACCACTTAGTTCTCTAATTCTACGCAACTGTTTATCAGCCAACGATTCAACTTGTGATTCAGGCACTTCTTTGCCTGCCTTTTCCATTGTTTCTTTCCACGGAGCAATAAGCTGTTCGTAGTCTGGATCGCCTTTGAGTCTTGCAAGTATACTTTCAACTGTGTGCGTGTCGGCTTCTTTAGCACCTTTACCTAATAGCAACGATGCAATTTCATCCCAGTCATCAGCAACAACAGCATCTCCGTTGTTAGGATCAACAACACCAAACTTAGGACTAAACTTTAGTCCACGTCCTCTTGCTAGACTTGACAACAATATTGCTCTGTCTGTTCCGCCGAACTGTGCTGTTCCGCCACGCTTGGCTCCTCTTTGGAATTTAGGATTGTTTGTAAACATAAAGTCTGTTTGCACAAATCCTTTTTGGTCAGTGCCGTCGATAGGTGTACGGAAGTGAACTTGGTCACCAGCGTCCTTGATCCAACCTGCTTCGAACCCCTTGCCTTTGTTCATAATTTCTAAGTCTGGAATGCCTTGTCCCTTGCACCAAGCTGCAAGTTTAGCAATTAGTTGTTCTTTGCTAACTTTAGATGCATCTGTGTTTAAGTCTAAGTCACCTGAGCTATTCTTTTCAAATGCTCCATCTGGGTCATTCTTCTTACCAGTTGTGCCTAGCCAATCTTCTTCATCAAATACTAAGCCTGTAATCTTTTCAATAAATTGAATCGTAGGATGTACATCTTGAGTAGCAATACGTTGTGTTAATGGACCTTCTGTACTTTTAAATACGTTGCCGCCTTCTTTAAGAATTGCTGTCATTATTCTTACTCTCTATAACTTTTTGGATACCGCGTCTAAACTTTTTAGGATCTCCGCTTTTAATAGCATTGATAAATCTACGCTCAAGTTCGCCAGCTGTTACATCATCATATGTACTTGCGATTCTATTAAGCAAGTTAATACTACTTTCGATGATATTATTAGCAGATGTCTCAATTTGTTTGTCGCTACTATATGTGCGGCCAAAGCTGTTGAGTTCTTCTAAAATGCTTCTTGTGCGTTTTTTCATTGCGTTGCTCCGATAATGTATTTAGCGTTGTTATAAATAAGAGTACTACACTTGGGGGAGGGCATAATGTCTATATCAGAGATGAATTTCAAAGAAAGATCCTTATTGTTTGCAAAACTTGCGAGTACTGCTTATAATAACTTAAAGGACGCAAAAAGTCAAGCAAAGAGTTTAGGCTTTACAACTGTAGAGTTTTATGATAAAGATGGTGCTCAGGCATATCGATTCATGAACGCAGACGATTTAGTTATTGCCTGTCGCGGCACCGAACCTACACAGTTTAACGACATTGCAGCAGACCTGCGGGCTATTCCAGTAGTTGCAGAAACTATCAGTAGAGTACACAAAGGCTTTAAAGCAGAAGTAGATGAACTTTGGCCAATGATATGTGACGACCTAGTTCGTACAGTTAATCGAAGCAAGGCAGTTTGGTTCTGTGGGCACAGTTTGGGCGCAGCGATGGCAACTATTATGGCAAGTCGTTGCCGACTTTATGCAAGCGTTCCTAATCCGCAAGAGCTTTACACATACGGTTCGCCTAGAGTAGGGTGGCCTAATTATGTTAAAAGCCTAGGCGTAGTGCATCATCGTTGGAAGAACAATAACGATATTGTTACAACTGTTCCTCCTATGCTGTTAGGATTTAGACATCACGGTATACAGCATTACCTAAATGCCTACGGACAAGTTCGTAACCCAACTGGATGGCAGATGGTTAAAGATCGTTGGCGCGGTATCTGGATGGGACTAAAGCAAGGCAAGATAGATAGCTTTAGTGATCATTCAATAGATGAATACATCAAACACCTAGAAAACTATAACAAAGAGGCTTAACCTCTAATACGGTTATTGTACGCAATAGCTTCTTGAATTAGACTCAGCTCAATGTCACTGCGTTGAGCTGTTTTTACGATTGCGCTAGTGTCTTTAGGAAAGCAATGTCCACCAAAGCCGCGTTCTGTTGTGATGGAAGTATGACTCATACCAATACGAGGATCAGCACCTACTACTGCAACAACTTCGTCATAGTTTAAATTGTTCGCTGCACACAGATCATAGACTTGATTAAAAAACGCAACCTTAGTAGCAAGGAAACTGTTGCGCATATACTTGCCTAGGATAAGACTTTCAACGCTTGTTGCAGTACTAGTAAAGTCTTTGAATACTTTTGCAAATGCACTGTGCCAAAACTGTGTATCGTCTCCGCCAAAATACAAGTGAGAAGTATTCTTAAAGTCTTCTGTTGCAGTTTTAGCAACAAGGAACTCTGGGCTAAATGTTAAACTATGCTTAGGAAACTCTGTTCTAATTGCATCCCAGCCTTCTAAACTAATTGTACTCTTAATTAGAATAGGCATATCTGAACGTGTGTTTGATATTACATCGTACACGTTATTTACATTACACGCACCACTTTCATGCGGCGGAGTTGATACACATACAATTAGTGCATCTGTATCTTTAGGCATAGGATGGCTATACTCAGGAAATGCTGGGTCTGATACAGTAATTAAATGACGGTATTGCATAACTTCTGCGTGAGCTCTGCCAACAAAACCGTATCCTGCTATTGCGATATTCATATTTTTTCCTATACTTTTATACTAACACGACTTTATTTAAATGTCAATCCCAATATTTAGAATAATCCATATTATCCCAGTACTTCTGATTGTTGCGATTTAAAAAGTTCTTAATAAGATACCAGGCCATGCCAAAGTATCCCATCTTTTGAAAACGTCTGCTGTCTTGTCCAAAGTAATGGTTAAGTAGTTTAAACTTCTTAACATCATACATTTTACTTAGAAAGAAGTCTTCGCTAGTTTGAAACTTACCAGGAAAGCCGCCTAGCTGTTCAAACTTATCTCTACGTGTGAGCATGAATGCGCCTACTGCAAATGGAACAAAGTGTTGCATCACACTGTTGATTACGTTGAATAACGTAAACCCTACCTTAGCTATAACGTCATTGTCATAGCACTTGATATACAGCCCTACTAGATCTAACTGTTGCTGTTCTAGTGCTTGCACACTGTCAACGATAACACTGTCTGAAAAGAAACGTACATCACTATCAATAAACAGTATGTAAGGAGTCGTTACTTGCTTGGCTCCGTTGTTCTTTGCTTCGCTTACAGGGCCACCTTGTATAATTTGTACGTTTAAGTTGCTCTTCTTTTCGTTGATCACTTTACGAGTATTGTCTGTGCTTGCATCAGCAATGATAATCTTGGTGTTACCTATGCCTTGTTGTTTACGTAGGTCGTTTAATAAGTGTTCAATATAATCTTCTTCATTCTTACAAGGGACTACTATGGTTATTTTTTCTGAGAGCATATTGCCTCCAATTTAAATTGTTTAAATTTTATATCGTATCCAAGAGTGTCAGCCGCTGACCGGCATTGTTGTTCACTTGGAAACTGCATCGTTAATCTCGCCTGCTGATCACTTGGATCGTTTATGTGTACTGCTAGTATTATCAATAACCACATCATCTGACTCCTAAGTTGGGTTGCTGTGAGTGTAGATTTCAAATGTTCCGTCTAGGTGTTCTAGCAAAGCTGTAGCACTTTCTACCCAGTCGCCGTCATTCATATATTCTATACGGCCTATCTTCTTAATCTCTGCATGGTGTATATGACCACAGATGATTCCGTCGTAGCCTTTATTCTCGCAATACTCTGCTACATATTCTTCATAGCGGTTGATAAACTTAACTGCTTGTTTGGTATTGTCTTTGAGCCATTTACTTAGGCTCCAGTAGTTCATGCCTATTAGTTTTCTAACACGATTAAACTGTATGTTAAACCATATCGTGCTATCGTAAAGCGTGTCACCAAAGTGCATTAACCACTTCTTATCTTTCATTAGTACATCAAAGAAATCGCCATGTATGACTAGATACTTTTTGCCGTTTACTGCTGTGTAGTCATACCTGTTTAGGATTTTAATACGTCCAAAGCTAATGTCAAACTTTAAAAAAGTTCTTAATCCTTCATCATGATTGCCCAGGATATAATATACTTTGGTATTGCGTTTAGCTGCTGTTAATATGCTGCGTATTACGTTAGCGTGACTTTGCGGGAAGTACCAACGTTTGCGTAGTCTCCAGCCATCTAGTATGTCGCCAACTAGGAATAGATTATCGCAGGTGTGTGTTTTTAAAAAAGCACAGAGAGCGTCTGCTTGACACCCCCGTGTACCTAAATGTATGTCACTTATGAATATACTTTTATAATGCATCTTGTTTTATTTAGTAGTACATATGTTACAGTTTGATTACAAGTCTATTAATTTTTCTATTTAATCCATGCAAACACCATAGGAAAATTACTCTAATGAGTGTATTATTGTATAAATAAAGATGTTAGTAAAAACCATTAGTGGTTAATACTGATGACACAAGGAAAGACTTGGGCGATTGCTACGCCTTACAACTGACTGACACTGGCAAAGACCAGGGATAGTTGATTCCTAAAATCACACACACATATACAAGGAAATAAAAAATGTTTAAGAAACTAAAAGCACTCTTACAAGGAGTGGTAACTCGGTTAGACACATCTAATCAACGCAAACTTGAACTCTTTATCAAGAGCAAGAACCCTACCTGCACAGCAGACCTAGAACAGCTAGTACGCACATACGAGCGCTCACTAAGGAGCTCACAGTATGGTTACTAAAATTAAAAACTCCATCAAATCGTTCGGTTGTGCATTGTTCAATGCAATGATCATCAGTGGCGAAAGCCGTACTCAGCAAGTATCTAGATGGTATGTATAATTTGCTAAAGCAGCTTGTTGCAGTATTCTGCGACAGCAAGTACGATAAAGAAATTATGCGTTATGCCAAGTCTGAATATTCAAAAGACTGGGAATACGCATACCATATGTTAATGCAGGGCAAACAGCCCTATACAAGGTTTTAAAATGTTTAACACAATTATAGAGTTTTTTGAAGCACTAGGTAGAGCAAGAGCAGCTGCCACACTGGCTAGGTTGGGACATCATGAGTTGGCAAAAAAACTTATGTCTGCTGATACGCCAACGTTTGATGATCACCCATTTGAGGTTCATCCATAATGTGGCCTGTGTCTGACGAAGAATGGGAAGCATGGTTCAACCAACCCAGTAAGTAGTGCGCATCACGCAACTATTACAGAATATAAAGGAAATATTAAATGTTAGTTAATATAAGAAACTATTGGAATCTATTACCAGATTTTAGCCTAAGCCATATTCTGCTGCGTATCCCACTAGCGCTGATCTTTATTCAGCAGGGTTTAAGTAAAATGCCGTTCGATCCTGCTGGCGGTGAAGCATTTGGGTTACCAGCATTGATATGGTGGGTAGTTGTATTTGGAGAAATTGCTGCTGGTATAGGACTTTTATTAGGCGCACTAACCACACTGCCAGGACTGCGGGACAACTATGTTGTGGCAGTGACTGGCGACTTGATCACACGATTCTGCGGCATCACCATGTGCTGTATTGCAACCGGAGTGATTTGGGTAGTAATCAGACCTGACGACCTGCTGACATTTGTAATGACCGACTACATGCACTTTTCTTTGTGGTGCGGCGGGCTATATTTTGCCTTGCGTGGCAACTGGGCAGTAGCAACCAGAATTAAATCTACGTAACAAACACGGATATATACAGTATGACAACAATAAATCAACAAGAAGACACTGGCACAGCGTCTGACCCAGAAGAAAAAGACATAACAGAAGAAGTAGTGCATGTAATGCACATTGTTCTACCCATTACAGGCGCTATCTTGATTTTCTTAATAGCATTTATTGCTGTGTTCATGGCATAGAGTACCTGTCGATTCAACAGTTGGCACATAGTAGATAAATGTAAATACACTATGAAAATAGTGTACATACATGGTGCTAATGCTACCGGTGAAAGTTTTAATTATATAAAAAACAAACTAGGTAGCGGCATAGACGTCAATTACGACAGTAGCAATGGGTTTGAAAATAATCTAAAAGACATGCAGGCAGCACTAGACGGGCAGACTGATCTAGTGTTTGTTGCTCACAGTCTAGGTGGCATCTACAGTTTGCATCTAGCTAATAGCATGCCCAATGCTGTTAAAGGTGCCATAACACTAAGCACCCCCTATGGTGGTGCAGCATCCGCAGACTATGCCAAATATTTCTTACCATTTAGTCGACTGATGCATGATATTGGCCCTAGCAGTTGGGCAATGAAACAGGCTGATAAGATTAAGATACAGCATCAGTGGACTAATGTAGTAACAGTCAAAGGACAAAGTCCATTTATGCACGAGCCCAATGATGGTGTAGTGACTATTGCTAGTCAAAAGCACCACGCAGATATGGAACTAATAGAAGTAGATTTTAACCACTATGAGGTTGTGCTTAGTGACGTAGTGGTTGGGCTTATTCAAGAACGAGTAAACAAGTTCAAGAAATAAGTTGACTTGTAAAGACTAGGCATATATAATAGTACATAGAGAAAAACAAATATCTATGTAAACACAGACATTAAACACACAGGAGATTATTATGTCAAATTTCGAAACACCAAAATTGCCAGAAGTTAAATTTAACAAGAACGGATATGAAATCCGCACAGATATCTTAACCATGGCCAAGTCTATGGTAACTGAAGACTTTAACGCTAAACTCTATGGTTGGGAGCTCGCGCAGACGCGCAATGAGCAGGGACAGATTGTTACTACAGTAGGTATGCCGCAGTTTCCAGGGATGGAAAAAGTGCTCGAAGCTGCTGAAAGAATGTACGGATTCGTTAATAGCGGCTTGAAGAAATAAATTATTGGCGCATAGCGCCTTATATATTGTAGTAATAGATTGGACTCTTCGGAGTCCTTTCTGTTGACATCCTAGCAAAAATATAGTATAATACATGCATGAACATATATTTAGACATGGATGATGTGGTTGCCGCTTGGCATTACCGCGCACAAGAGATCTTAAAACTACGTGTTGCTAAAGACAGTGACCGTATCCCCCAAGTAGAATGGGACAAGCTCAAAGAGGACCTACGTTTTTATCGAGACTTGCCCTTAATGGAGGGCGCACATGAACTAGTTAATATGTGTAAGCAGTATATTCAGCGCAATCCCCAATATACACTACGATTCCTTACAGCATTACCGCATGACTACTCTATGCCATTGGCCGTATATGACAAGGTTCATTGGGGAGATAACCACTTCCCCGGAATACCAGTTACTATTGGTCCTTTTAGTTTTGACAAATGGCGCCATTGCAAAACCCCAGGCGATATCTTGATTGATGATAGACACAGTAACTGTAAAGAATGGGAGGCAGCAGGCGGAGTAGCACATATCTATACCACCTGGGATAACTGCAAGCCTTGGCTTGAGACAGTACTCAAATAAAAAGCCCCGCAAGGGGCTTTTTTAATGAGTCTATAATTTATAGACCGCTTGCGCCAGTGCTTGCCCATTCACGAGCACCATTTGGAAGTGTGCGCTCACAAGCTAACTGTGCTACTAGTGTTGTTACAATACCAGCAACGACCGCAGCACAGCTTTGCGGGATAACCATTGCGCCTGCTGCCGCATCTATTGACTTAGCAAGCGTAAATGCAATAGCATCTGTTAAGATCTGTTTGTTCTTGTTACCAATTGCCTTGCGTACATCTGCTGAGATCCAGATCAATTCAACAAATGCCTGTGCAGTCAAGTCGACTGCGGTGCCTAATGCAACAGCACCAACTGTTTCTTTAGCAGCCAAATACAAGATTGCAGTTGCGCTTAGTGGAGCAGTTGCCGCAGTAGTTGTCGCTACGCTAACTGGCTCTGGACGATATAGCAGTGCTGCGAAGATAGTACCAAGAGCAATGCTAACACCAATTTGACAGTAGTTGGCTTCTGCCCACTCTGCAATCAATTCACCGGCGTCTGCTACAGCATACGCACCTTGCTCAAGGCCGTGAACAGCAAGTTTACTGCCAGCCTCGATATCATTCATAGCAGCAGCCGCTACGTTAGCAGTTGCCATTGCGCCTTTTGTTGCTGCAACTTTTGCCTGGCCAGCTGCACTAACTGTAGTCTTGTTAATAGCATTTACTGTGTCTGTCGCGGCCTTGGCTGTTTTAGCAGCAGCATCGGATGTGGCCTTAGCGGCAGCATCGGCCTGACGTTTAGCTTCAGCAGCAGCGTCCTGTGCTGCCTTGGCAGTTGCATTAGCTGTGTCTGTTGCAGTTTTAGTGGTTGTATCTACTACTGTGTTAGTAACCTTAGTAGTTGTATCGGCTACTTTGTTAACTGTCTTGCTTGCACTTTTTATAATTGATTTCAAACTCATGATATTTTTCCTTTATTCGTTTTTAGATGATTGTTTTCCGCCTAAGTATCCGCCAATAATTCCTATTAGTCCTGTGATACTCATTTTCATTAGCGTGATGATTTCTGGATCTAGAACTCTGTCAGTTCGCATGGCAATCATGTAATCACCTAAAATAACTATGCACAGCAGAATCATTATTCCTGTTGCTAGCATACCAACTATATAATCTGCAAACTTCATTGTACTCTCTTATTAACTATTAGGAATATTTAGTGGTTAACAATCAGTTGGAACACAATTGTGATAACTGGTATAATAATGCCAAATGCTCCTAGAAATATCATACCGTTTAGTATCGCCTCTGCGGTGTCTTCTTTCTTCTTCTGTTTTAACTTGTCCTATTATACGCCGCCAGCCCGGCGAGTATTCTTAACTCCAATACCTAGATGAATCCAAGCTATCCCAATAGGCCTTGTTGTTGCGGTTGACAAAGTTCTTGATTAAGTACTTGGCCATCCCAAGATAGCCCATCTTCTTGAACCTACGACTATCCTGTCCAAAGTGATGGCGGAGGATTCTAAACTTTCTTGGACTGTACTTTCTAGATAGGAAGAAGTCCTCGGAAGTTGAAAACTGTTCAGGAAAGCCACCGAGCTCTTCAAAACGATCTTTACGAGTAAGCATGAATGCTCCGACGGCAAATGGAGAGAAATATTTTATTGTGTGGTTGATTAAGTTAAATGCGGTGAATCCAATCTTTGCTCGTAAGTCATTGTCATAGCATTTGATGTTTAGTCCGATGAGATCTAGGTTCTCAGACTCGATTAAATTGACAGCATCTTTAATCACAGTGCCTTTAAAGAACCGCACATCGGCATCAATGAATAGAATGTAAGGAGTAGTCACTAGCTGTGCTCCGCTGTTCTTGGCTATAGAAACAGGACCACCTTCGATGATTTCGACCTGCAATGCGCCTTTGTTATCTTGTATAACTTGCCTAGTACTATCAGTAGAGCAGTCAGCTATGATAACTCTGGTATCACCTATATCTTGGTCGCGTAGAGCATCTAACAAATGATGTATATAGTTTTCCTCATTCTTACAAGGTACCACAATGGTAATGGTATCACTTAATTTCATTGTTTCTTGCATTGACCTGTTACCTTAAAATTTTTAAACTTTAGTTGCCACTGGATCGTGTTTAGAGCTTGCTCGCAACTCTGTTGGTCCGGAAATTGCATCTCCACTCTCCCTGGCTGATCGGTTGGGTCGTTTACGTGCATTGCTATTAGTATCAGTATCCACATCGTCGCTCTCCTTGGTCCAAGTTACAATTTCCCAACGGCCACAGTGATGTTCTACCAATGCTGTGCATGATTCAACCCAGTCGCCGTCATTCATATACACAATGCCATCTATCTCTTTGATCTCTGCATGATGTATATGTCCACATATAACACCATCAAATCCTCGCTTCTTGCAGTAGGCCACTAGGTTCTTTTCAAACTGGAATATAAAGTCCACAGCCTTCTTAACTCGTGCTTTGAGATATTGGCTAAGGCTCCAGTAGCCAAAGCCCATACGATGCCGGATCCAGTTAAATTTACTGTTAGCAGATAGGATAAAGTCATATGCCTTATCGCCTAAGAATGCCAACCAGGGCGCTAGTCTAGTAATACCATCAAACAGATCGCCGTGTGTGACTAGGTAGTGTTTGGTGTCTACACCTATGTGTTCAAATTGATTAACAACTTCTACATTACCAAAGTTAATACCATAAGGCATAAGAGGTCTTAGAAATTCATCGTGATTGCCTGCTACGTAGATTACTCGTGTGCCACGTTTAGCGTGTCCAAGTATACGTCTTACAACGTTGGTATGACTCTGCTTCCAACGCCATTTGTTTTGTTGTATACGCCAAACATCTAATATATCTCCCACGAGATAAAGTGTTTCGCATGTGTTGTGTTTAAGGAAATTGTTGAGTTTGTCTGCTTGACTATCTCTAGTGCCAAGGTGAACGTCAGAAATAAAAATACTGCGATAAGTTTTTAGCATAGTGCTAATATTTATCGCAGCATCGATTACAGTTTGATTACAAAATTAAATTTATTTTGTAGCCGTAAAAAGGTGCTCACTTTAAGATATCATTCCGGAGCACGACTTCCTTAATATCTAGCCCAGCAGCCGGGCAACCCAAAAGCAACGCAAGCGTTCCTAAGGTAGGGTATTCTATTTTATAATAACAGTGGTGTTTTCACGCATTGTATTTATATTGCTTTCTCAGTGTCTTCGCCTTTCTTCCAACCTAACAGGTATTCAGCTTTCCAATCGTTCTGAGCAAACGATTTGAGATCCTGCCACTGTGTTCTTTCCTTCCAAACACGATTAGCAGCATCTTGCCAGTCATTGTGGCGGATGGCATATTCTACATTAAACATACGAGTGTTAAAGTAATCGTAGTCATTGCTGTCGAACTCTACGTGCAGGACTTCAAACACAGTTCCACAAGGTGCTACTGCATCCAGTGCAAAATCGAATCCCCACTTAACGCGAGTTCGTAATAGATAGTCAGCGGTAGGCACTGTAGCTTTTAATTTTTCTAACTGTCTTTGAGCTCCATCGCTATAATTACAACGGCATAGAAACATTGCGTGATCTAATATAAGTCCTAGGTCATCTCGTTCTAGATAGAACCACGGTTGTTGCCAGCAGCAATGATTTAGTATAGGTATATCTATAGGATAATTCATAGCAGCGTAAAACTTCTGTTCTGCTTGATTCAGTTCAAAACCATCTTTGTCGTAGTATTGGAAATCGTTAGGCTGCAGATCGACTGGATTGGTACAGACAGGATTAGATATTAATGTTATGTCTTGTCTAGCAAACAAAGTTATTCCCCCTATTGTTGCGTGTTAATCCTTGGCAGTTTTAGCAGCATCTTTCCATGCCTGTGCTGTAGGAGATCCTGGAGCACCTTGCTTTCTACTGGTTCCGGCCTTCTTGCGTTTGTTTACATTATAGTAAAGACCTTTCTTAGCAGCCTCGTGCATACCGAAGTTGCCTTGCATACGCACTTGTTCTATATCGTTTTTTTCTGCGTAGTAGTCTACATACAGGGCTAGCTTGAAATCTAATATAGTTAACCCTTTAACGTCAAAGGTACTTGTCTTAACTGTGACTTCCGATACATCTTGTGTGACTTCTGCAAAGTGATCCAGCTTCTCTGACAGTCTGTTAACAAAACCCACAAACTCTAGTGCAAGTCTGTGATCTTTGGCCACGTACTTGGCCTGAAGTGTGAGGTGATCTAGCATTTCCCAGTCTGGTAGGTATTGTGATTTTAAATCGTTAAGGTCGTCGTTCTTGGGCACAAATTCTTCTATGCCTTTGCTGCGAAACTTGCCTTCTACTATATCCATAAGGTCTCGAATGTTCATTGTGTTCGGTCCTTGTTGTCAATAGAGCCGCCTGCTACCCATGCACTACAGGCTCGGGTACCTGCACACTTAAAATGTAAAAAATTACAGTATCCTAGGTCCGCTTTGTGTATTGATGCCATAGCATCTACTGCCTTGTCGTCGCCTTGGATCCCAGATTCTATACAGGCCCACATAGTGTCTGATACATCAAAGGAAGAACAGTTTTCACACTTCATTGTCTTGGCAGTCTTTTCGTCTATGTGCCATTGCTTGGCCGCTTCTTTCCAGTAATTGCCTGGCTCTGCCGGATTGGCTGGACCGTAATGGTGGTTATCTATAGCATTCTGACGATTCTTTAAATTAATATCAATATCGTGTGTGGCAATAGGACAGCCTTTGTTAGCTGCTTCTACTATGTTTATATACTTTCTATACATAATTTTCTCTCTTAGTTGTAGTTGCTTGACATTCAAAGCATCCGCATTCAGTACAGTCACATCCGTCAGTCATACAACTGGTTCCACAATGCTTGCCACACCAGCATGGACATCCTTTATTTTCTAAACGCTTGTACGTATCTTCTTCGTTCATAATTATTCCTTAGTTAGTTATCGGTATTAATGTTAGTGCCATGGCAGGTCCGATGCTGAATCCGCCAGTAGGAACTGTTGTTTTAACGGTCACTACTTGTCCTGCAGTCACAGTTGCTATAGTTTGTATTGACATAGGCCAACCACTTACTAGTGATGTTTGTGACTGAGTGCGATTGGAATCAGCGATTAGTACACTGTCAAC